CTCTTTCACAAAATCAACCGCAGAGAATGTATATTTTTCAACATAATTCACATTGACCATAACTTTACATTTGAATGTGTGATTAGAGTTAAACAAAGCCCATTCTTCCAGTTTATCGAAATGTCTGAAGTTTTTGTTCAGAACATTCGATAGATGGATTAGATTGATGTATTGGAATACAGTAATCGTTTTGTTGTTATAGTCAATTGATAGGTTTTTCATAGATTGTGTATTTCCAGATTGTTTTATTTTTTAGTTGCATTATTCATTTGTAATTTTATCATATCATACATAGTAATAGATGTACCAATCTTAAATGATAAACCTTTGTAATTTAATGTTAATACATATTGTTCTAATATGTCTTTATACTTTTTATGTAAATTAACGATATACTGTGCCAAATACTCTATATCAGAGTTATCTAATATAACTTCTTGATTAATTAACAATTGATTACAGTATATTGTATGGTTATAAAATCTAAAGTTATATGTATGATAGTTAAAGATAGTAGATTCAATATCAGTTGCATTTATTATAAATCCTTTAACATCTAATATATCGTCTGGTTTTACATTAGACCAGTTTATATTACTTCGTTTAAAGAATTTAACTCCATTCTTTTTTTCAGATTGAATACCTGCCAACATTAATTCAGTTCCTTTATATTTACTAATTGTGCTATAAATTGGTTTAAAAGTTAAAATTTTACCATTTATATCAAATTCTTTGCTTTGTAATTCTAAATTTATTTTCATCTATTTATTGTATATTATATTATTTTATAACTTTTGTCTTTTTAGACTACTTTTTTCCTATACTCATTTTTGCTTAGTTGATTGATTATTAACTAAATATAATTGATTGATTATAAATATGTTAAGTGGTTTGGAGAATTTAGACCCCCTCTAACGAATTGTGGTTTAATTGGTTACAACAAAACGGTGCATCATAAGTAGAAATTAATTTATTTAACCAAATTAATCTAATTTATAATTATAATATTTTAATATATCAAATCTATTATTTAAAATATCTAACATCAATTCTTTATTATCTTCTTTAAGTATAACTAATTGATTATTATTACATTATAACTGGCTGTATATCAATGCCGCAAAAAAAAAACGCTATAAGTATAATGATGTTCAATTCGTTATCCAAAAGGAGCCCCCTTATAATGTAATAATTAAACAACTTAAACAATTTATATTTATTATTTATATTTTAAATTATATTTAACTAATTGATTATTATTAAATTACAACTCCCCCCCCCCTAACGGAGGTTATAATACCTATCTAACCAATTGACCAACCTTTGGTCTGTTTAACTATCCCTGAAATAACTTTATTCACTGATTTTCTATCTAAATTAAATGATTTAATGAACACTGATTTAATGCCAGTGAATGATTCACCAGATGAATGAATAAATGTATAAACAGTTAAGTCTGTATTACCAATCTGTTTTTGAATAGATGAGTGGTCAATCTGTTTTTGAATAGATGAGTGGTCACTATTATCATTTATAACATCAACATTTGGTTTTTCAAATAAGGAATGTTGTAATCCACCTTCTTGTTCTGTTTCAATTTTAAAGAAGTTAATATTATTTAATTTGTAATATCTATCTAATGTAGCTTTAACAATTTCATAATTATCTGGGTTAAACATTAAACTATCGTGTTTAGTTATAACATCAATATTATTATATATTAATTCTATTGCCGCTGATATAAATATCATAGCTTCTAAATCTTGTAAGAATGCAGCAGGTGATCTATATCCAGCTTGTTTAACCTTAGCTGTAAAAGAAACAAGAACATTTTCATATCTTTCCTTCATATATGTAGTCACTGGTGAGTTGTTAGTAAATCCAGAAAACAAAGAAGCATAAACTAGTGGTTTAATGTGTTCGTCTTTGTTTATTTCAGACCAATGTATTTTTTTATATTTTTCGCCATCTTTTTCATCATTCTTCCAATAACATAAATAACCAGCATCTTTTTCATCAGATATACTTTCATTATAAGATAGTTCATCTTTAAAATAATTAATTAGGTCATTATAAAAATAACCATTATCTATTATATTATGAAATTCGCTATCAACATCTCTAGTTAAATTACTAATTAATGTTAATTGAGATTGTTTAGCATCTATTATCATTACTTGCTTATTATTGATATACAGGAATTTATGTAAATCTTTAGGTATAGATGTTACTGTATGAAATACACGCTTAACATTTTTGCCATATCCAATTGTATGTTCTTTTAATGCAATATTATAACATAATCTTGATAATTTTCTTTTTTGTTCTTTTGTAGAATTATAGATATATTCTAATGAATCCATTAGTTTAATATCTAACTTATTAAGTGAATTTAATAATAATCGGAGTTCATTATCTACTGTTGTTGTAGTTGTATTACATTCTAAACTATTTACAGTTGTATATACGAATCTATCGAAATTTGTAATATTAACTTGATTGTGTATATCATATCTATATACATTATATAATGGTATATTCTTTTCTACAGAATCAACATTATAAGTTAATTTACTACGCCATATTATTTTGTTATCTATTAACCATAATATATGACGTTCTATTAATTCCCAACTTTTTTTACATTGAGATTCAAATTGTTTAACAGAAATTTCTTTAGTTGTAGATTTGTCTATAATATCTAGTATGTCAAAACATACACTTTTAAATATTGTAGTACAGGTGGGATTTGTTTTTAATTTATACTCTGTGAGTATTTTAACATCATTTAAAATCATTTTCATATTTGTTCGTTTTTATTTGTTTCACAGTTAATTTATATAGCGGTGGTGAGGGTAATTAAGCCTCACCAAACGAACTGAGAACCGCTAATATCTTTAATAGACTATCCTATTTTTTTGACTTTGTGAATGTAAGATGAGTTAATAAACTTACATTCTATATATAAATAAATAAAAAACAATTCTTATGCTTCTTTGCTTGCAGTAAATTTTTTAACATAATCGCTTAATTCAAAATCAATATTATCTAATTCATCAATACTCTTAGCATTTTCTCTTTTAGAACATATTAATTTATATCCATCTGATTGTTTAGCACTCTTAATTCTATTACGTTCATCTATTTTAGTTTTTAAATAGTCAAGATGTTCAAAGTTTTCACTAACTAGTTTAACTTTTTTTGAATATCTATATGTTTCATCACTTGTAAAATAGTTCAAACTATGACCATTATATACTTTATTTAATGGTTCTACTTCCCAAACAGATATTTCAGATGAACCAGATATATTATCTATAACTTCATTAACATTACCTTCGCAAAACCATATATAATCAGTATGATTTACACCAGAAGTAGCTTTAATTACTACTCCGCTTTTTAATTCAGTTTTAATATCACCGTTAAAACTTGAACCATCTTTTTTAAATACTTTTAACATTTTCATTTTGTTGTCTTTTTTTATAATGTCTTTTTGTATTGCGGTGGTCTGGTTTATAACTCCAGACCATAAAGACATTTTCAACCGCTTTTATTATATATTCAACTAATTTCTGTGTTTTTCAAATTTTCAAGAATATTTTTAGCCTATTTTTGTTATTGTTCTAATTATCAAATGTTTAACCTTTTAAGTATTTTGAAAGTTTTTTTATATATTTCATTCTAAATAAGAAAAATCCCATCTAACTAATCTACTTGTGTTTTCGATGTTAGATGGGAAACTTACAACTATGAGAAATAGTTAATCGTTATATAATTTACACAATTTATATATTTGTAGTGTTAAAAAGTTTTGAATTTTGTTTGACTTAATTATATGTGCAACGAGGCGTTTTAAGGCACTCTAATCTGATTTGATATATATGTACCTAAATTGCCGTAGAGTGGCTTAGAATCAATCTGTGAGCGTGTAGAACGAAATCTGTATAACTTGTAGCGACAGCCCAAATATACAAAAAGAAGAAACATTTATGTTAAACATTTATATTCCCTTTATATATAATATACTATCAAAATATTTTTAAAATTTTTTCAGAATTAGTTGAATATATAAGAAAAGAAAGTAACATTTTTTCTAATATATAAATAAAACAAATTAAAACAATGAAAGACATCGAAATTAGCAGAGCATACGTAATTGCATCAATTTGTAAAACGCCTAAACACCTTTACAAATATCTTAAAAGAGAACGAATATCATTAGGCTGGTTCGGATTCATACTAGACATTATGAAAGAACCATCTGCATCTATAAATAAATTTACATTATAAACTATGAAAAGAGAAATAATTGTAGGAATCTATAAAATTACTAATAAAGTAAATGAAAAATCCTATATTGGACAAAGTGTTAATATATTAAAAAGATGGGTTCAACATTTGAACGATGTAGTAAAAAATGACGTAAATAATAACTCTTTAATACATAAGTCAATTCGTAAATATGGAGTAAAACAATTTGATTTTTCTATACTTTGGACTGGTGAAAAAGACTTACTTAATGAAATGGAAATATATTTTATTAAAGAATTGAACACTATAAAACCTTATGGTTACAATATGAATACTGGAGGTGATTGCTCAATTTCAGGTGCATTAAATCCAAAGTATGATCATACATTATACACATTTTATAATGTTGATGGTAGAGAGATAATATCGACTAAATTTAATTTTAGAGAAGAACATAATATATCTGAATCTGGATTATATAAACTATTTAGTGGAAGATTCAAGTGTTATAAAGGATGGTCTTTGACTAAGGAAAATAATAGTCTGTTTAATAAATTCAAACCAAGAAGCAATACTAAATATTCTTTTATAAATAATGAAGGTATTATTGAATATGATATTACTCAGAATGAATTAAAAAAGAAATATACATACATTTCTGCCAGCCATTTAAGTTCGGTATGTTGTGCTGTAAGAGGAAGTGTAAATGGCTGGAAATTATACAACTATAATAAATAAATAACTAAAACCCTATGAATCAGCTAGATAATCATCATATTCCTAGTAGAAGATTTGAACCAAAGGAATCAATAACAGTTGAAGTTACTCCAAATGAACACAGATGGATACACACTTTAGAGCAATTTGCAAAAACTATTGACGAATGCTTAGGCACTAATATAATAGCCAGAATAAATAAAAAATACGAATGTTAATATGCAATACGATTACTATGAAAAATTGGAACATAAAATAATTAGAAAATTATTTAAAGATAAAGCAAAATTCACACCTCAAATGGCTGTTAATGATTTATTTGTTGAAACTGAATCAACTATTATAATAGGTGAGGTTAAAACTAGAACATATAATCATAATAGATTTGACTGGTTCATTGAAAAAGATAAATTAGTATCTTTACTCAAACTAAAGCAAACATTAAACAAAAAAGTCAAAATACTCTATATCAATTATTTCAATGATGATTATATTATAGTATGGGATTTGATTAATGTATTTAAGAATTATCCAGTTAATGCTGGTTCTAGGTTATTACCAAAACATTCAACTGAAGGATTTTCCAGATATAAAGAAACAGTTCTTAAAGAAGTATATTATTTGAAAAATGAATATGCTATTTATATGAAAAAAATAAAACTAAACTAACACAATGCTAAAAAAATCAGTAGACAACTTCTTATCACTTTCTGACAAAGATAGATTAGATTTTTATAACAACATAATAAAAATCATACAGATTAAATTCTATCCAAAGATCTCTAAGTATGATTTAGACGATTTAAAACAGGAAGCATATCTTAAAATATATGCAGTCGATATTACAACTATTAAAGATAACGCCTTTGACTATTTCTACAATGTAATACTTAACATCTTTAGAACAAAGTACAGAATATTGAAAAATATAGTACATACAAATCAAACTTATGTTAAACAAGTTGAACTCTCAAAAGTCATTCAATAGTCTATTAATACTAAACTTTATAAAATTAAAATTATGAAACAAATACTTACATTTATATTTCTCCTAATCAGTCTTAATCTTAACTCTTTGACAACAGATTGACTGATTAGAGAAATACCTAAACCGATTGAACATAAAGAACCTGTTCCATTCTACACCAAGTTGATCGGTATTCCTTATTCTTATGGTGGAACTGATTCAACTGGATTTGACTGTTCTGGATTAGTTCAATCCATTATACATTGCAAAGAAAGACATTCAGCTGATATTTATTACAAATATAAAGATATGCACCCACTGATTTATTTCAGAACTGATTCACTATCTCATATCGGATATTTAATCAATGATACACTTATGTTACACGCTGATTCAAAGGGCGTTAATCTATTATCCTTAAATTCAAAAGAATACAAATCATTCTATAAACCAATTAGAAAATATTAAATTCAAATAGTCTATTAATAAAAAAAGATGAAACAAATGCTAACAACAGAACAAAACGAAGCTATTGAAAAGCTTAGAATTGAATATGGTAACTTATTTGAAGTGCCAGTTAAAACAAAAAAGAAAACATACTACGGATTCTTTAGACCTTTAACATTAGAAGATTATGATTATTTTATGAATCAACTTAGAAAAGGCGATTCTATATCATCAGAAATCGAAATGCTAATCAATATTGCAAAAAGAACATTCGTTGCAGGTGATGATGAAATGATTGATGAAGATAATCACTTTGACATTGTTAATTCATACATCAGACAAATGTACGCCTTATTGGATACTAAATATGCAATTTCAGATGAGATTGATAATCAAGTAGTAATCAAAGTAATAGATGCGTCACCATCTGATTTAGATTTATCAAAAGAAGTTCTTTGGAATACAACTGATAAAACTGTTTCAGTAGATAATGTGTCTTACAACTATTTTGAAGGTAAATTTAGAAAACCGTCTTTTAAAGACTATAAAATATATCTAATGGTTTACGATTCTGGAAATATAGTTAGTGCAGGATTAGAACTTGCTAGACTTTGTTTTATTGAAGGAGACAAAGATATAATTGATAAACATAAACCATCTTTAGTATATTCAGCGTCTAAGTATTTTACCAATATAATCGGTACTTATGACTCTAGCATAAAAAAAAAGTAAACACATACTTTAAAGATAACGGCAAAATTGACAGAAGTAAATTAAGCTGGTACACTAAGATGAACTCGATGATTATGGATAACTATCATATTTCACCTTACTCTTTATCTGATGAAGAATGGATTGATTGTATTACTGGACTATTTTATAAGTTAGAGAGAGAGGAAGAATATAGAAATAAAAACAAATAATAAATGGATAATAATGCAAGTGTAAAATTCTCTATATATGATGACGCATCTAAAACGATTAAACAAATCGAAAAGAATGTAATCGCATCTACTAAGGGAATGACTAAGGCAGAAAAAGAGTATTCTACTGCAATCGCTAAAACACAAACTAAAATATTTGAATTGAAACAGGAAATGGCTTCTGCTTCAAAACAAAGAAAAAAAGACATACAGGAAGAAATTAGAGCATTAAGCACTCTTCAACAAGCTAACAAAGCTGCTTATTCACAAGCTAAACAAAATTCACCAACAGGCAAATCTTCTGGTAAGTTTATGGAAGCTGTTGATCAATCTCCATTAGGTAATATGATGGGTATGATGTCTAATCCTTATGTTGCTGCTGGAACTGTTGCTGTTGCTGCTGGAACTGCTATTTACAATATAACAGAGAAAGTGTTAGCAAGTCAAGACATCTGGCGTCAAAGAGTACAAGGAACTGAAGCTGATTATAAAGCACTTGGCGAACAAACCCTAAAGATTGGAAATGTATTCGGTAAAACAAATGAAGAAATTGCTAAGTCTGGAAATTCATTTGCAAAATCATTCGGTATTGATGCTAAAGATGCTTTAGATATAGTTTATGAAGGCTTTAAGAAAGGTGCTGATATGAATGGATTATTCTTGGATAATCTTAACGAATATTCAGTACAAGCAAAGGAAAACAATATGACTGCTGAAGAATTTGTCGGTTTCTTAATTCAAACCGAAAAAGCAGGTATTTACTCTGATAAAGGTATTGATGTAATCAAAGAAGGTGGTCTTAGACTTAAAGAAAATACAAAGGCTGCAAAAGATGCACTAGCTTATCTGGATAAATCTGTACAAGCTCAAATTAAATCAAAAATAGCAGCAGGTGATACTTTCGGTGCTATGAAACTTATATCAGGTGAACTAAATAAGACATATTTATCTGCCGAACAAACTCAAACTATTATAGCTGACTTATTCGGTGGTCCAGGTGAAGATGCTGGTTTACCATTCTTACAAAGTTTACAAGGTATAAATACTGAATTATCATTAATGCCATCTAATCTTTCAGCGAATCAAGAAGCTACAATTGCTCTTAAAGAAGAATGGAGTGCATTTGAATCCAGTGTTGGTGATGTTTTTGATCAGGCAATTATTGGAATGAAACAAGGTATATTAGGGTTTATTAAATTTTTAAAAGATAATACACCTGAAGCAATATATGAAAAAAAAATAAAAGATGAATCTGTCGAAGATTTAAAAGCTAGATTAAAACAAGAAGAACAGTGGCTTGCTAATCAACGAAAATCAGGAATGGATACTGAGACAACTTTGAACAATGTACTCGCATTAAGGAAAAAATTAGCAGAAAAAGGTGAATTTACAGCCGACGACTTTAACCCTTTTAAAGGAACAGTAGTTAAAGGTAATAAGAATACTGATTGGACTAAAAACTTCGATTTAGATAATCCTCTAAGGGCACAAGCTTTTAAAGAAGAGGAAGCTAGGTTAAAAGAGGAAGCTAGGTTAAAAGAGGAAGCTAGGTTAAAAGAGGAAGCTAGGTTAAAACTTTTGAAAGAAACTAACAATGATAAAACTATAACTAATAAAAAAGCTAAGGACGATTTCATAAAGAAAACCAATTTTGAATTGGCATACTTAGAAAAAGAATTTGCATCAAAAGTTAAACCAGAAAACTCTAACGAATATAAAAAGTTAGTTTCTGAAATATCTAAGCTAAATGAAGAATATAAAAAAGCCGATGAACAAGGTACATATGTAATTCAAAAACAAGTATCTGATAGATTTTCTGATATTGATAAATTAGACAAAGCTAAAACAATTACTGATAGAACAACTCAATTATCTGAACAAAAGTTAGTTAGGTCAATCAATATTTCAATTGAAAACGCATTAAATATTGAAACAAATAATGCACCTCTTGATCCTAAAGAGTTTGCAAGTAAAATCAGTTATGCGATGGCAGAAACACTTGGAAATGCTGATTCATTTTATCCTTATCAATAAAAACATTTTAAAATATGGCATTCAAATTAAATTGGACTAACGCAGGTGGACGAACTGAAGAAGTCTTAGAAAATAAAATAAAAGCATTGGAATCTAAAACGAATCTGATGAAACTTGCAAAAGCTGCTATCAATCCACGTGATATTGCTTACACCATTGAATCACTCGGACTGGCTCGACCTACATTAGCAGGCGACATCATCTACGACCACGTAACGCTGGCTGCCAACTTTGAAAGAGTTATGAATAAAGACTTTTCAAATGATGCAACAGGTTTCAAAGGTGCGATGCAGGATACTGGAAATGCAATCACTGGAACAATTCAATATTTAATGAACTCTGGATTTACAAGAGAGGATGCATTAATGACTGCTTCATTATTCAAAAAGGATAAACCATCGCCTGATCAAAGACCGATTTCAATCACTTTAGACTATGTTTATATTAATGTTGCATTCAATAACAACTTGATTAGACAGCCGATTAAAGGATATAAAAAAGGCACATTCAAAACATTTTCAGATAGGGACGATTATACAATCACTTTCACAGGTAAAATGATTGGATCGAATAGACTTTCTTATGATGTTGGAAGTATTCAAAGATTACAGGCTATTGCAAATTTAGGAGTTGTATTAGATGTAGATTCTATTTATTTGAACAGAATCTTCAAAATATATCAACTCGTAATATCTGATATTCAAATCAGTCAATCACAGGAAACTGGACTTGGTAATGCAGTTGATTTTACTATCACAGCTTACTCTGATGAAGATGTAAATGTGGTTGAATCAATAGAATTAAAATTATAACATTATGAAAGAGAACGATAAAAGAAAACTTAGAAAACAATCGCCAGCTTTGATTAATCCTTATAATCAATATGATAAATTCACAAAGGAGAAGCAGGATAAATTCTTAGAGATGTATAAAAGGTCTTTATCTGTAAAAGAATCTAGTATGTATGCTGGTATTAATAAAGTATCTTACTACCGATGGCTTGAGTTTGATGAAGAAAAGAATGACTTCAAATATCCTGATTTTGTTAAAGCTGTTGTTGAAATTAGACAATTGGAAAGAGATGAATGGACTGCGATGTTTAAAGACCCTTCGATAACTGCAAAAAGCGGACAATTTTTATCTAAGTTACTAAAAACAAGATTATTTAAATCAACCGAATACACAGAAGACATAGTTACTCCAACTGTAAAAATTGATAAACCAGACGATAACATAACAATTGATTTAGGATAATGAATTTAAAATTCAGCATAAAGCATTATAAAGAACAACTTGACATTATCAAAGAAGCTACAACTGAAACTGATAATATCAAATATGTTGTTGTTTCCACTGGACGTCAAATAGGAAAAACCCTGACGGGCTTGACTATCACTCTTATATGGGCTTTATCTAATCCTAATTCAAATATATTAATAATTCAACCAACTTATAAACAGTTGAAGAAGTTATTCAGACAATTTGAAAAAGCTGTTAAACCTTTAAATGTTAAAACAAATAAAACTGATTTAACTATCGAATTTTCAAATGGTTCATTCATTTCATTAGTATCTGGTGAATCAAAGGATTCTGTTAGAGGTAATTCAATTCATTATCTATGGGTTGATGAAGCTGCTTTTATTCAAGACGAAGTGTTTTATGCTGCAATTCAGCCGATTGTTATAGCTGTTGGACGAGTTGTTCTTTTAACATCAACTCCAAGAGGTAAAGGTAATTACTTTCATAAACTATTTTACAGTCCTAACTCTATATCAATTACATTTAGTTCTGCAACTTCGCCATTAATCAAAGATGAAGATTTAGAAAATGCTAGACAAAGTATGCCACCTGAATTATTTGAACAGGAATACTTAGCAAAGTTTCTTGATGGAAGTGGAACAGTTTTTACAAGTTTTGAAAAGAATGCAACATTAACTGATTGGATTGAACCTGAACTTGGTAGAAAATATTACGGTGGAATTGACTGGGCGAAACAACTAGATAAATCAGTACTTACAATCATAGATGACTTAGGCAGAGTTTGTTATATTAAGCAACTTACTGGAATCAGTTGGGAATTGATAATTGCTGCTTTTGTACCAATTCTTAAAAAGTACAACGCAATCACAGGAGTAGAAACAAACGGAATAGGTGATCCATTATTTGAACAACTTCAGAAACAGTATTCAAATATTGAAGACTTTACGATGTCAAACAAATCAAAAGAAAATATCATTCTGTTGGCTGTTAAGGACTTCAATACTAACAATATTCAGATTCCTAAACAATCATTCTTTACATTATTGTATGATGAATTGAGTATTTTCACATTTGAATATTTGCCTATTTCAAGAACTATCCGATATACACATCCACCTGGAATGCACGATGACTCTGTAATCAGTCTTTGTATTGCAAATTATACTAGACATCAATACGCAGGTACGAATAATATTCAAACTTATGCAAATATGTATGACGAGGATCAAGGATTCTGGTAATGCTGAAGCTTAATCAAAATAAAATTTAAAATATGAAAAATCTAAATGTAGAAGTAGTAATACAAGCAGCAAAAACACTGGATCATAAAAAGATTCAACCTAAGACAACTGATTATGAATCAGTATCTTTGAAAGGTATAAATGATTTACTAGTTCTGGAAGATGTTGATATGCTTACAGGTACAGCAACTTTCACAATTCCTTTGAATGTATTCATATTGAACAAGTATGGATTGTTTTACAAATCGACTAATGCACAGGATGTTGATGCATATTATCATATACCAATGGACGCAAAGATAGCTATATTCGCATCTTATGACTATCATAATCTTAGACAAATATTCAAAGGCTACATTGTTAAATATAAAATGGCTGATGATAATCTTACTTTTGAATGTGAAGATTTGATGAGATTCTTAAAATTAGAACCAAAGTTAAAACAATCATTCCCTAAAGAAATTACAGCCGATTTAATCAAAGATAATGTATTCACTGGCGAAACATTTAATCTTAGACATTTGATTTACTGGATGTTCAGAAATGAAAATACTGAAAAGAATCCTGATTATTATAATGAGTTGCCTTACAAAAATGTATTTGTAATTCCTGAAATGGACTTAGATAAGTTAGTAATGGAAAACAAAATGCACCCAGCGACTATTCTTGACAAATTGAATGATGTTGAAACTTATTACTTCAGGAATTTCTTAGTGGCTGATAACTTTCAAGATGTATCAGTTGGTAGTAAAGTTTACAGAATACCTGATTATAATCTGTTTATAGGTTGGAAGAATTGGGCAAATCAATCGACTGTTAATGTATTAGATGATATCAAAGGTGCAAAGAAAAGTAATCCAGTTAGAATAGGTAAAGATTCACATATTTTAACTATATCAGAATTTGAATATCCATACAGACCGACTATTGATAATAACGCACATTATTCAAATGTTATGTTGAGTCATAATATTGAATTGGTTGATACTGGCAAAACAAAATTAGTAGTAATCGTAATCACTGAAAAAGAAGATGGTACAATTCCGCCTGCTTTTTATTACCCGAAAGATAGTGCTGAAGCTCAAAAACTTATATCTTTGCAAAAGTTAAGTGATACAGACTTAGATAATTTTCAAAAGAAAGAAGATGCTAAAGATGATTCAAAAGTTGATTATGTTAGACTGATTGAAGATGAGTCTAACACAATCAGAATCAAATTGCCTGGTTTAACGAATACACAAATGGAAAGTTTAGCAAAATACAGATATGATAATTATGCTGATGATGGCTATACTGGAACATTTACAACTTTCGGAGAGCCTTATATCAGAGTTGGTGATGTTGTAAGATTGACTATGAAATTTAACAAAGATGATGATTATGACACATTGTCTTATTTTGTTGATAAAGTTGAAAGAAACATTAACGATTCTGGTTACACTCAAACGATTAAAATCGGCAACAGATATTTCGATAGTAATAAAACAACTGCTTTATGAATCTAAAGAATCAGATTAAGTTAATCAATAAACCGAAATTTAACAATACATTCTATAATAAAAGGGCGTATGTTAGAGAGAAGTATGATATTGAGAAAAGGATAGTTGAAATACAGGAAGAACAGAAAGATGTAGTAGTTGAAGAACCACTATTGACAGATGCTGAATTACAATCAGTTAAACCAATTGTTGATTTAATCAATTCAACATATAATAATTTTAGAACTTCTAAATATTTTACAATAGAAAATAATGGACGCCCTATAAATGCAAATCCATTTATATTTACACCTAAGTCAGTGGATTTGAATACTTTGATAGCAACTGAATTTACAGATGGAAAATGTGGAATATTTAATGGTGGTTTACCTTATGCACATAATTCTGAAACTTATACAGAAACAAATGGATTCTATTT